AGCCAGTCGAGCACAGCACCGACGCGCTCTGCCTGCTCTGGTGTGTCCCACTGGTAATCGCTCAAGAGGTGCTTGTGAGCAACGAACGGCAGGCGAGCTCGCTCGAGATGCTTGAGCTTCTGCCTGAGCGGGTGACAAGTCGGGCAGCGTTTGGCGATGCGCGCTTGACCGGGCTCGCCCTCAACACTGATCCAACCCTGCTCGCACTCGTCGCAGTATGGCAGAGGCGTCGTCGTCAAGACGCCCGAGCTGCTTACCCACTCACTAGCAGGAAAGTTTTCTGCATTGATCTCTCTATAGTTTACCATCCGTTTACTTTCGTCGTCGTGTGATCGGTGCCGGTTGCCCAAGCTCGATCGATCTCTTTCATTCGTTGCTGTTGTTCTGCTGTGACTGTGTAGACGTTGCTCGCCTTGGGAGGCGCTGCGGGTGTCGAGATGCTTGGGAGGTGTCCCGAAGCTTGAAGCGTCACCCAGTCGATCGCGCTTTGTGGTGCGATGAGCTCCTGAGTCATCTTGTTAAATAACTCATCACCGATCAAGAGCGCATCGCGCACATCGTAGCGTTTGTGGTGCTTGACCTGTCGGTGTACCTCTTGCCGGTACGCGAGGCGATCATCAATGCGCGAGACATACCAGAGACCGTCGCGCAGCTCCTCGGTGATCGGCTCAGGCTCGTGCTTGTCCCACGCATCATCCCAAGCGCGCTCGAGCGTCTTATCAGTCGGCTCTTGATCTGAGCAGATTAGTTTTGAGTGTGGGTATGTATGAGGCCGATCGTTTGGCACATGCTGCTTGCATCGATCACACCAAACACTCCCCCTCTCAAACTCCCAATACAATTCGCTCGACTCCTCGCGCGCCTCTAGCTCTTGCTCTGCCTCTGTATTGAGAGAAGATTGATCTATATTGATATTATATTGATCTATATTGTTATTGGGTGGCGAAAGTGACACCCCCCCTGTGTCACTTATGACACTACCCCAGTGGCGTTTATGACACCCCTCTAGTGTCACATCTGACACCCCCTCTGTGTCACTTTCGCCACTAGTGTCATTGATGACATCAGTGACAGATTCGACCTCTTTACCACTTTTGTCACCCATGTCACTTTCGCCACTAGTGTCACTTTCGCCACTAGTGTCATGTGTGACACTGCTAGGTTTAATCTCTGCCGGTGGCGCTGTCTGTGGTCGACCATCGAGTATGCTCTTGACGAGCTCCACGTTGAGCCTTGTGTCTGCCTTGTGATGTAGGCGAGGTGTGTCAGAGCGCAGCTCGACAAGGCGCTCGAGCCAGCCTGCTTTCTTGAGTGATGCCAGATGGCGTTTGACCTGTCGCTCGCCTTGGCTTGACACCTTGGCAATATCTCGCGCGCTCACTTGCCCTGTCCATGTGTGCCAGTCGAGGCGAGTGCATAGCATGATCAAGGTGTATTTCTGCGCTGTGGTTAAAGTCTCATCGAGGCCGATCGCCCGACGAACATCAAACTCTTTCATGAGAGCTCCTCTCGTTGGTGGTGCTCTATATATAGGTGAGCGCTCGCGCCTCGTCAACACAATTTGAATATTTTATGTTCACCCACTTGACAGAGGTACTAAAAGATATTAAGAGATTGTACATAACCTTTTAACAGGAGGCAGTCACATGACTCTCAACCAACGGCTAAAGCAGGATCTCAAAGCCGATCGATACAACCTGGGCCACCTCGCAAAAGAGGCAAGCGTTTCTCGCTCATACCTCTACACGATCTTGAGCGGCAACCTTACACCATCAATTCACGTCGCGACCTGCCTCGCGATGTCAGCTAACAAGCTCACCAACAGCACAAGCTACACCCCCGATATGTTTATGACCCTCGCCACACAGGAGCTCGACAAATGAGCATGACTATCCTTATCGCCTCTCTCATCGCCCTCGCCTTTGGTCTCGCTGGGCTCATCGCTGATAAGCTGACCAAGCCTGCACCGGAGCCTGAGCGCAAGCCTGAGCCCTTCACCTCTCGTCAATTCAAGGCCGATGAGATTGCATACCTCGTGCACCAGATCGCCATACACGACGCGATTCACCCGATCAACCCTGCCAACTATCACGACTCAACACAGCACAGTATCGAGCGCTGGGTCAGTGATCGCACCGGTCGTCGCTTTCAGATGACAAGCAAAGACTGGTTCAACATCGCTCGAGCTTGGTACGTCTCGCGCGACCAAGGCCTTTACGCTCGCTGTGATGAGCTTAAGCAACGACTCTCGAACATCTAAACAACCCCAACGAATGGAGCAAGACATATGAGCATCTACACACCAAAGACTCTCGACCAAGCAAAAGAGATCGCATCTCTTATCTCTGACAACCCTCGCGACTGCCTGCGCCTGCACGCTGCCTTTGGCGCTCACTTTGCCGGTGATATGGCAGTGACCCAGAACAACGCATACATGCTCAAAGGCAAGCCGAGCTTGAACGCTGATGCGATGTCAGGCGTCGTGCGTCGCTCGGGTCTCTGTCGCTATATGGTGATCACGAGCTGGGATGATACACACTGCACATATGAGTGTGCGCGCACCGATGAGCCCGAGGCGATCAAGCATGTGTTCACCTATACGATGCAGATGGCAAAGGCGCAGGGCTTGACTCGTAATCGTAACTGGCAACAAATGCCGATGCAGATGCTCAGAGCTCGTGCGCTCACGATGATGCTGCGCGCTGTGTATCCCGATGCAGTCTCAGGCATGTACAGCCCAGACGAGATCGCGGATAACATGAGCATGAATGATGATGAGCGCGCGCAGATCAGTGCCGACTCACTAGGTGAGGAGCTCCGCACACCGACCAGGCAACCAAGCGCAGCACCGAGGCCGAGCGCGCCACCCAAGCAACACAAGGCCATCGAACACAGCGCGCCACCGGTCAACGACGAAGAGGCGCAGGCATTACAGCAGGTTGCTCGTGAGCTGTATGAGGTCTCGCAGATCGGTGATCTTGATGAGGAGACAGGCGAGGTAAGCGATCACGCTTGGGAGAATCAAGACGACGTACAGCAGATCATCACGCGAGGGCAGAGCGTGAAAACTAAAGCTGATCTCGAGGTGTTTGTCTGTGGACTCTGGGCGCTTGCCAACAAGCCCAACAACGCAACGCCAGACGCGATCGACGAGCTGCACAAACGAGCAGTCAAGCTCGGCATCTCAGATGCTCGGCTCGGCATCTTTTAGACAGGCTTGACGAGGCGCTCGACCTCTGCCATAAAGAGAGCCTCCTTGAATGGAGCTGCCTTTGGCGAGGCAACTTTATGACCCTTAAGCACAACCCCTTTAATGAGGGGGGGGCTCAGTGTTTAAGGGTTTCTTATTAGCAGGCGAGCGCCCCATACGCGATCACAGCGACGAGGGCAAAGGCCCAAGCGTTGTCGCCAATAGAGCTCGCGATCTCGTCTGCAAAGTAGCTGAGCAGGCAGACGAGGATCAAGACGAGGGTCGAGTGCATTACAGAGTGATGGTGCATTGTCCTGCTGAACATGCCGGCTCGAGCTGCGCGGCAAAGTAGTCGGAGTCAAGGTGTTGAAGGTCTACACCTGACCAGTCGATTTGCGCAAGCTTTAACCAGAGCGCCTCTGCCTCTGTGCCCTCTTCTACTGTTTGGTAGGGCGCATTGTTATATGCCGAGTCGCCAAACCAACCGAGGAGCGCGACGCCTCTGAGCTCGCCTCGTGCCTCCCATAGAAAATCCGCTACATCATCCCATTCGTGATTCTTCACTGTGCAGGTGTTGCTCACGTTGTGCGTCAAGCCCTCGACTCGGGTTTGCTTTGAGCCCGGCAAGACCCAGTGCTGATACACGAGGCGCACGCGCTCAAGATGTGCGAGCGCTGAATCATCCTCACGAGTCAATGCGCCCTCTGGTGCTGAGCAGGCAAACGCGACGACCCCAGTGTGCTCATCGATGCTCGTGCAGGCGTCTGGTACCTTGCGCTCGAGCTCTGCCCATACCGGGTTTACTTTCGCAATCCTCATGCGCCTGACATAGCGTCGCGCATGGAAAGGGTGCACACCGGCAGATGTACCAGCGACTGTTGAGGTGTTACCCGATGGCTTGACTGTAGTCACACGCGAGGCAGGCTTGATGCCGATCGCCTTTGCTGTCTTAGCGTTGGTCTCGATACAGACGCGCGCACCCTCCTCGAGCAGCTCTGGGTCAAACATGAGATCAGGAGCTGCACACATGCCGGTGATGCTCACACCGAGCAGCGCCTCTTGCTGTAAGATGACCTTGGTCACTAAAAGCAAATAACCTTGATAAGTATAGCCTGCTTGCAGTGTTCCTATATGTGCAGCTGCCTCGCACGCCTCGAGGAACTGCTCGCGCGTCTCGATCTTGGCTGCGTTGATCTCGGTCAAGTTACAGACGGCCCAACCAGAGACCCACTCATAACCGAGGCGCTCAAAGTGCTCGCGACGCTCGAGCAGGTCAAGCGTGATCTCTGTCACTTGATTGCCTTTGGAATCTGTCACAACATATGGAAAGAGACCAATTTCTGCGCATGGGTTCGTGCCGTGATGCTCGTTAGCGCACCACATGACACCGGGCTCACCCCACTGTTTCGCGAGCTGCACAATCTGATCGACTGTTGACCGGTCGGCATCGGTGATCGAGAGCCCTGCGCTGATGTTCGCGTATGCTCGTGCAGGATGATCGATGTACCAGTCACCGGTCTTGCTCTCGAGCATCAGGTGATCGTCCTCGTCAAAGATCGCGATCGAGGCAGAGCGACGCACGCCACCTGACAGCACTGCCTCGCTCAAGAGCATCATGACATCAAAACAGTCGATCGAGCGCAGGCGAGGCATCTTGGTCAGGCATAGCCTGCTCAGCATCTTGTCGATCTGCTCAAGCGCTTTCTCGAGAGGCCCATGACCTGGTGCGAATCCTCCTGAGCTGATCGGTGCGCCCTTGGCTCGAATCAGTGAGAAATCAAAGCGCCAGTCGATATAATCCTCATAATACCCTCGGTGCAGATAGCTCTCGATAAGCATGTTGACTGCCGTTGCCCACCCCTCGATCGAGTCGCTGATCGTATGCACACGACGCTCGCGCCTGATCATCTCGCTCGGTGTCAGCAGACGAGGCAGGCGCTTGATGTCTTTCTGCCTGAGCGAGAAGCCAGTGCCACAACCTGAGAGCAGGAGCCAGAAAGCCTCGCTAAAGAATCGAGGACGATCGCAAGGCGAGTATGTGCAATTATAGATGCGCATATTATTGCGCTCGATAGGACGCCCTCCAAACTGTGTCGAGCGCTGCGATGGGAACACACGTTGCTGTCTCACGAGCTTAAATGCGCTCATCGTCTGCCCGACGACTTGAGGGTATCTCTTAAGGTGCATCGCCTCGACTCGCGACACTGCATGATCCCATAACTCTCGACCACCACCACCGACCAAGGGCCGAGCATACTGCGCACTAAAGGCGACACGCCCTAGTAGTTCATTCTGCATAATACCTCTGGGCCATCGGCCCCGGTTAAAGTCAGCGACTGATCAGATAGACAGCCGTGACGCCTGTTGAGAGGGCGAGCGCGAAAGTCGCACCACGCCACCACCAAAGATCATCGCGAGCGAGATCGCGTTGCTTGAACGCCTCTTTGATCTCACCTTTGAGGAGCTCCTGCTCTGCAAGGTATGTCTTATGAACCTCACGATGAGCTTTCTGCACTTGTGCAAGCTGATCAACAAAGCTCGCCTTTAAGCGTTTCATGCGATCTTCCCAGTAGACTTTCGCATGTAGTTGATCACCCTGAAGCTGTGCAAAGTCTTCGAGCTTCAAACAAAACTCATCGCTCGGCTCAACATAGCGCGCTTCAAGTGTCTCGCCTGTGGTGAGAGTTAGAGGCTCACTAATATCAATCGCGAGAGGCGCTGCCGGTGTCGCGAGAATCGTTAGGCTTAGGAGGATATGAATCATGAGTCAGCTCGCAAATTTTGCACCTGAGCCGCTTATACTCTGCCAGCTTGCTCGTGCAAAGCTTGCGCTCAGTTAGGCGCTCATCTTCACACCGATCGACGACAGGCGTCAAGAGCTTCTGCTCACAGATGTGTAGCTGCTCGATCGCATCTTCGAGTGACGCCTCGCAGGTCTCGCACTCTACATCGACGAGCGACGCGCCAAGATACGCACCGACACCGAGCAAGATCATGCTCCAAACGATCACGATCACGACGCTCTGAGGTAGGTTGATGTCACCAGGTAGCTTGATCATTTAGCTGTCTCGTACACACTTAGCATGCGCTCGATGCGCGTGAGCTGTTGCCCAAGCGCCTCAAGCTTCACCTCAATCTTTGCGCTCTGCACCTCAATGGCCTGGGTGCGCTTGTTGAGCGTCTTAGTCTCAGCCTCCAAGGCCATGATCTGAGCGGCCTGTTGATCGCACTTGCTTTGAAGAGTGCCGATGTCGCGCATCGTGATCATGACCCAACCGAGCACAGGAATGAGGGCGATAGTGATGATGTCCTTGATCTTGTCCCAGTTCATGCTGGTATCTCCATAATTCTGAAGGTAGGGAAGCCACAGGTGTTAAAGGTCGCGAGTCCATCACTGTTGACATTATATGTCCAACTTGTACCACTCTTGCTTGTTTCCCTCAGACTAATCTCAAGCCCTCCACTAGGAATATTAGCATCTAAAATGAGCGCACAGCATACCAATCGGCCCTGTCGAGCATGAGAGCCTGTTGAGACGTTTAAGTTGATAAATGTCCCGCTCCCAATATAAGTACTATTTGTGTGATCATACAGTCTCCAGTTCGCGTTACCATTAAGGCCACCACAGCGCGCACCTGGCCCACCCTCTATATAATAATGATAACCCTTTGCGAGTGTGAATATGGTTGAGCTATATGTGGCGTGCGTATATATCGTGCTCGGTGCTGTATAAGTCAGATCAGCCGAGCTGATGTTTAGCTGTCTATAGGTATCAACTTTGACGTTGGGGATACGGTCAAGTGTGTCAGGTAAGTAGCTCATCGCCTCTCCTTATTGATTCAGATAGAAGCCCATCAAGCGAGTTTCACCAACGTCAGAGTTGGCAGCATCAGTGGCGATGTGATACCTTAAAAAGGTGTCACCTGAGTCACATACTGAATATGTGCCATCATCATGCTCTGTCCTGACTGTGCTATTGCAGCTGATTTGCTCACCCCATCCGCCATTTTGCAAGGTGTTGTCGATCTTGAGCGCCACCAAGTGTCGGTCTGTTGGTGCGGTCGTTCTAATCTCACCATGCACAAAGGCAGCCTGAGCCAGATCAAGGCCACCATTGGCTCCGCTGTCAGCTGAACAGTCGTTATAAGCTTGCACCTCTATAATGGTGTCATTTGCGCCAGCTGGTACAGTTTGAGCGATTGTATTGTAGGCGTTGAACACAGTCAGCTCTACAATGTTAGTCGGTGGTGTGTAGCTCATGGTGTGACCTCCATAATAAACACAGTAGTTTCAGTACGGACAGAGGAGCTCGTAGCCAACGTCACAGCTTTGAGCCTGACTGCTGAGGTAGGGGAGCGCGTGATATAATTTGCTGTACAGGTCGCTGTATCACCATTAGTGCCTGTGTGGTATTCCCAATTCGCGTCATAACCACCATCTGAGGTAGTCAAAACTGTGCCACTGCTATCAATCCACGCGAAACTAAATGATGATGTAGTGCTAGACCTATCGACCTGAATAGAGGCTTGAATGTAATAGTGCTTCGATGTATCGAGCGTGATCTCGCCTGTTGAGGTGTTGAGGCTCAGAGCAGGTGTTGAGGTTGATGCGATAGTGTCGAATGCGACCACATCACCAGAGCTCGCAGTCTGTGCGCTTGAAAGTGTGATCTCAATCAAACAGGTAGACGCTGGGCCTTTTGTTGAACCTGTAGGTGCTAGTTTATAGGTCATGTTTTACACCTTAAATGATGAACCAGTTAGAGCCATCCGTGATGAGCGTCACACTTGCCTCCTGTGCCGTTAAGCCAAAAGTACTCGCTCCATCAATTGTCTCTGAGCCGTTAGGGTCAATCGTGATCGCGTTGGTTGAGCGGTTCTTGATCTGATACTTAAAGCCAGATGTACAAGTGGCCGCTGCAACCAAATTGACAGTGATTGGTGTGGTTGGCGTGTAGATATACGCCTCTTCATTAGCAGATGGTGCGCTAAGCGTCTGATCAGCTGAAGGTGAGGAGACTGTGACGCTAGGAGCTGAGCCGCCGCTTTGCGCTGTGGCCTCCCAATCTCCTGAGGTGCTGTTGTAGGCGATCACGTCCCCATTATTAGGAGCTGCTGCGCTCACATCACCAATGTCATTGAGCGCTGCCACGCTTGCGCTTGGTAGGTTGGTGAGCTGTGAGCCATCGACAGCAGGTAATCGTGCTGAGCCGTCAAGCTGTACAATATTACCCGCTGAGGTGCCCACGTCCTCACCTGCTGCCGTTCCGTACAAGTTTGAGATCTCAGAGGTGGTATATTGAGAAGTCCAAACGAGCACGCCTGTCTGGTAAGGCCGCAGGGTCTTGAATCCGCTCTGGGTGCCATCTGCCCAGCTTGTGGCTGGCCCTTTGTATGTGATGTTGCCTGATGACGCATTACGCACAGAGATGATGCCGCCTGTTACATCTGATGAGCCACCATTAGGAATCGTCACAGCGACACCCGACACAATAACGTCATAATGCTGACGCCTGTTGTCATCAATCGCCGTCAGGGTGCCGCCTGATGAGACGCTAGTTCTAAAGCGCTCAATAGGTAGCGCTGACGCCTCCCAATCTCCTGAGGTGGAGTTGTAAATGATCACATCACCATCACTTGGAGCTGCCGCGCTCACATCACCAATGTCATTAAGAGCCGCCACACTTGCCGTGATGCCTGTGAGTAGTGAGCCATCGACCGCAGGCAACTGAGCCGAGCCGTTAAGCTGTACGACGTTGCTCGCGCTCGTGCCGACATCGAGCGCGGCTGCTGTGCCGAGCGTCGGTGTGCCGGTCAAGTCACTGTATGCACCGGTCGTCGCTACAGTCGCGAGCGTCGGTGTGCCGGTCAAGTCACTGTATGCACCGGTCGTCGCTACAGTCGCGAGCCCTGACACCTCAGAGGCAGCGACCGCGCCTGACTCCCAGTCGCCTGACGTGGAGTTGTATTTGATCACGTTGGTGTCGCTTGGAGCTGCTGCGCTCACATCACCAATGTCATTCAAGGCCGCGACACTGGCGCTGACTGTGCTATTTTCCCACTCGCCTGATGTGCCGTTATAAACCAGCGCCTCGCCATTTGATGGGCTCGAGATGCTGACACCATTAAAGCTCTCAAGCCTAGTCGCTGTGATCTCTTGTAGGGAGCTCGTCCCAACCCAAACAAATGAGCGCGCCTCAGATGGCTCAACCGTGAAGCTTGTCACAGAGGAACCAGAGAGCAGACGTGCAGTAGGGCAGTTAATCACTGCTTGGCCTGTCGTCTGAGAATTAAAGAAACTAATAACACCACCAATTGCCGCGCTAGTGGCAGAGGGCAGGGTGATCGGGTTGGCTGGGCTGGCTAGGGCGATGTCATAGTGTTGCCTGCGGTTGTCAGCGATCTGGGTTAGAGTAGGCCCAAGACTGGCAATCTGAGTATTATAAAACAGAGTCCCATTTGGCAGATTAGTTAGCTGTGAGCCGTCAATAGCTGGGAGCTTGGCAGAGCCATCAAGCTGCACTACATTTCCCGCCAAGGTGCCCACGTCCTCAGCTGAGGCTGTGCCCAAGGTGGGCGTCCCGCTCAGGTCAGAGTAAGCGCCTGTAGTGGCCACAGTCGCGAGAGTCGGTGTGCCTGTGAGATCGCTATATGCACCGGTGCTCGCCACAGTCGCGAGCCCGGAGATGTCAGCAGTCGAGAGAGTGACTGCACCGGTGCGCCCTGCAACGCTCGTCACGCTGTCAGTCGAGTCAATCTTGTCGATCTTATTTGGGTCTACAGTCCCGCCCATATCTGCATTAACTAGCAGGTGATCACCGACTGCCCACACGATGCCTTGGTAGGTGCCTGCACCATCGATCACATAGAGATCGCCCTGCTCTGCATTTGAGAGGTCGAGAGGCGCGCTCGCGTCAAAGGTGCCCTTGTAGGTTACGCCACCAACGACAGCAGTATCGATGACGCTCTTGACCTTGGCAGGCGTCATCGCTGTCAAGTCATTAGTGCCGGCAGTCGCCTCAGCACTCGTCGCGATCCTGATTTTACCGCTTACTGTCTCGCTTGCGTCTGGTACAGATGCAGCGCCTGCGCTCGGTGGTAGAAATAAGACTGACATAGAGGAGCTCCTTAGATAGCGGCAAAGCCTGCGATGATGCGCACTGTGTCTGATGCGCCTGCTTTCTTGTATGCGATGGTCGTGATCTTGGTGCGCAAGGTCACGATGTCATCAGAGAAGATCTGCCCGACTGCGATCTCGTTGGTCGTTGGATCGCTCGCGAGGGTGCGCGCTCGGTACTTGATAAACATCACGTCGCTGCCCTCGTTGGTGACTCCGAGCCATTCAAACGCGAGCCCAGAGGCACATGCGCTGCCGGTGGTCGAGTCAATGAAGTCGCTCGAGCCGAGATCATGCCAGTCGGTATCGCTGACAGATGAGAGGTCGAGCACAGCTCTGATAGAGCCTGAGATGATAGGATCTTGTACTTTTAAGCGTGGCGACATAATTAAGCCTCGTAATCTTCTGAGAGAAGTCGATAGATGTGAGCGACGTTGCTCATGTGTCTAGTGCGCTTGATAACGCCCTCGATTCGCCCCTCTGGGCCTTCCCCGTGTGCGTTGCCCTCGATCGTGTGAAAATAGCCGTCACCATCAATCGCGCTCACACACAGCACGATGTGATTGCCATACGCAGGCGACTTTTCAGCGCTCGTGTAGACTGTGACAATATCACCAGGCAGAGGGTTCTCACCATCGCGACAGCGTGAGCTCGCACCCCAATTTGTCCACATGCGATAACAACTCGGGAAAATTTTCTTGCGGATCGATGGCAAGACGCTCTGCCCATACGCAAACGCAACAAATGCACCGCACCAACTAAATTGCCCGTTGCGCGTGTAGTCATCTTCCCAAGTCCACCCGATGCCCTCACTGCCTTTAATGTAGGTGTTGATGCGTTGCCAGTCGCCTCCATACTCAGGCTCGGTCACGTTGCGATCCCATTCAGCCGACGCGCGCTTGACTGCCTCCTCGCTTTGAGGGCAGGCATATACAGCGCGAGCAGGTCTTGTGTCGACCTCATCAACAGTCAAGTCGATCTGAGCTTGAGCAAGCGCGCGCTTATAGCGCCTGATCTCGTGCTCTGTGCTCTCTTTGATGTCAGCAAGAGCGAGCGTGAGCTCTTTGATCTCAATCTCTAGGTCGCGCTTAGTCTTAGCCATTATGAATACCTCTGAGCCTCTGTAGACGAGCCTAGCACCGGAGGGCTCGCATTACTAGCAAGATAAGCGTCTGCCTGCTGTGTGGAGCTCGCGCTCGTGTAGGTCGTTGGCTCGAGTGTGCCACCGGTCGCACTGACACCATGCGCGCTCGTGAATGTGAGCACGTTGCCGGTGATCGATGCAATCTCGAGCCCTGTGATCGCGTTGTCGTGATCACCCTCTGGCAGATAGTCGACTACATCACCGACGCGATAAAATGATGAATCATCGACGCTCAGGTCTGAATAGATGTCAGTCGCGATCTCGAGCTCTGTGGTCGAGGTGATAGTGATCACCCTTGCCGATTGATTCCATGCTACAGGAGCGAGCCCGGTTGCAATAATGTCGAGCTGCGCACCCTCGCCCATAAGCTCTTGATTGATGCTCTGAATCATGCCGACTGCATCAGTCACTCCCCAGTCATCGCCATACCCTTTAAGCAGAGGCGAGCTTACATTGACGTATGAACCGACATCGAGGAGCATCGACGCGCCTGAACCGACCGAGCCTCGCCACATGCGAAGCGGGTTGCTCAGGAGCTCCCACATGCGAGAGATGACAGGCAGGAAGAAACCAAAAGTATCGCCTGCTGTGCCACCGATGTCGCGCGAGGTGAGCGCATACAGATCAAGCTCGAGCTTTGAGCGCTCGCCCCCATACCGATTTATCGCCTCTTGATTGTTATAGACTGCCTCTACACCAAAGCTCTGATCTTGTGCCTTGTAGTCGTATCGGATAACGGTCTGCGTCACGACATCTTCATATATCGACCAGGTAGGAGGCTCATCTGCGAGCCAGTCATCGGCACCGATTGAGACGCTCGCCTCGGCTGCGCGCTCTGCACCGATCGGCTGTAGATAGATCGCGCTCGAGCCGTCAAGCTGGCGCTTCATTACCATCACGCAGCCCATCGCCTTTAACAAGCTGTCGATCAGGTCACGATATACGAGCCCATCTGAGGAGATGTCGCCCGAGAACACAAAGGGGCTCGTCGCGTCGTATGCTCTAAAGCTCGCTTCATTCATGCTCTGGTAAGGCAGACTGAGCCCAAGCGCGAGCCGATCATATGAGCCGTTCTTTAGGCCACCCCCGCCAGACTGCAAGAGCTTAAGCATGAGCTCACCTGGGCGCTCACGATCAAAGCGAGCTGCCGCGAATATCTCAACGCGATCACCCTCTGCCCAGTCACCAAACGAGCACAGATCATCCCACTGTTGACGAGGGTCGAGATGTATCAGATAGCCGACTGTTGAGCCGTCAAAGGTTGCAGTCGTCTGGTGCGTCGCTTTCATAAACTGCGAGCGTGTTTGACCTGCGACTCGATCATGATACTTGATCTGAATCCAATAGACATCGCCCGGTGTCGCGCTCGATGGTAGCCAGTCGAGCCGATCCTCGACTAAGATCGTGAGCTCACGCCATTGATAGTACCCTCGAGCGACATCATTGACTGCCTCACGAGCGACCATGCTCTGAGCGTTGCTCGGTGCTGTGACGATGCGACGATTACGGCTACGATTTAAAGGCCAGTTGTCAGGCTCGCTCGCATCATCCTCATGTCTAAAGTCGATCGGATACCAAAGGCGCTCGCGTCTACCAAAGGCGTCGCGCTGCGCTTGAAAAGCATAGTGCTTGGGATAGTAACCGGTGCGATTCAGAGCGATATACTGAAAGCCGTATGAGTCCCAAATAATTTGCGGTCGGGCTCGATTCGGTGCATCTGTTGGCCTTACAGTCACATGCTCATCTGAGCTCAACTGCCATCGAGCAAACGCGCCATCGTATCCCTGCGACGATGTCGGCCCAAAGCTCTCAAGCTCCTCACTCACAACCTCGGGCCATCGCTTCACCTCATCACTACCAAGCTCAACATATTTAAGCTCGGGCTCACTGCGTAGCGTTACAGGTATCAGAGGATAGTTCGTGCTCGTGTCAATATTGGCGCTCGATGGCGTGTGATCATACGTCACCTCGGCACCATTGATCGACAGAGGATAAACGCGCGTATTTCCACCAGTCAGTAGAGGGAAACGAGGGTGACATCGATCTGTACCTGTGTCGACATCGCGAGGCCCACCAAACCAAAACAAGTCAAGCGACTCGATAGAGCCCTCTAGTATAAAGGTGTGATTGATCGGATCGACTGATAGGCGCTGAATATCATAGTCAATATCTCGATCGAGCTTGACTGCCCACTCGAGCTTGTTGCCGATGCCCTCACCATAATAATGATAACCATGCAAGAGTTTTGTGCTCGTGCTCTTGACTGCATAGCTTGAGTCAAGCAGAGCAGTGAGAGGCATGATCGAGAGGGAGACTGTGCCACCTTGGTCGACGATCGGGCTTGACTCGATAAAGCCTTTCATGACCTCGGTAAAATCAGAGAGCTCGCCCCCTGGGTATTGATCAGCCATATAGAGCGAGGCGCGCCTGCCTCTAAAGGTTGTGATCGCTGTGCTGACCTCTGGCACGTTGGTGCCCTCTTGTATGATTCGGTGCGCCTGCCTCTGAGAGCCACCGACCGCACGATTCGTAAAAGAGACGCTTGTGCCACCAAGAATTACACCGATGCGCAACGTCTCAGCACCGATGTGCAAGAGCCCCGGATAGCTAGGAAAAGCAGACGAAATCGAGGTATCAACATCAAACGAGCCTGAGTCGGTCTCGTATAAAATATCATCGACGATCTGCGCTCGAGTGACACCACTCGCACGAGCTCCACATCGACCAAAGATCACAGCAGGGTCGGCATCATCACCGCGCAAACGATCGCTCGCAAGCGTGATCGAGATTGCACCATACTCAGCGACGCCCCCGCTCGGGTCGACATTACCTGAGAAGGCACCGACGCTCACGATCGCCTCGACATCTTGATAAGAGATGCCCGATGTGATCTCGGCATCTAAATTCTTGGTCGTTGGGTCAAAGCTGCTCGACAGATAGCGCACCGGCAAGCCTGCGACCTCAAGTGCAAATACCCTGCGCGCGCGATCATCGGTGATGCTCATCGACTATGCTCCTGTGTAGATGTCGAAGATATAAACGCCATAAAGCACAGCGTCCTCAGCCGTGACTCTGATCACGAGCTCATCACCTCGATTTGCGCTCGGCACATAGAGAGGGCGAGGCAAGGTCGGATAAGTCGTTGTCGCTGTGGCGACATAAGGTCGAGCGCCTGTGTTGCACCGATATGCACCAAGCGCCTCGCCTGTGTATGTGCGTTGTAGATGATCGGGCGAGCTAAACAAGATGCCGTCGTCGATCTTGGTGCCGACTGCACCCCCTGAGATCTCATAGAGCTCGACCAAGATTTGCGGGTCGCTGTCTGCCCTCTGAGTCGGCCCATACACGAGCTCGAGCGCGATATACTCTGAGGTCGGCTGCGAGAAGTAAAATAGATCATGCTCATCGGTTGCGCCCTTGGCTAGATTACCGATGCCGAGGTAATAAGACGCTTTGATGTATTGATTAAGCACAGGGTGCCAGGTTGAGCGACCGACCGGATAATACCCTGCCGCTCTAAACTTGACGTTTGTCAATTGCTTGAGCGCGAGCGCCATCTGTGAAGCTGCCGAGCCCATAACGATTCGCCCGTTATAGCAGCCCTCTTCGCTCGGCATGATGTGGTAATTTGTTGGCGTCGTCATGTCTCACACTCCCCAGATCGAGATGCTTTGAATCTTGGGGTCAGTCCAAGGTACGACCGATGCATCGATTAACGTGCTCTGATTGTGCGATGTATTATCAGGGCCGACCCTAAAGATGTTAAGCGCGAAGCGTCGCGATAAATCCTCGTCTGGGTCGATCTGTATTGTGAGCTCGGCAGTCTGCCAGCCGTTGCCGGTAAACGTCACGCGCTCGCCCATAAAGTCGACGCCTACACTTGACGCATTATCGACGAGGTAAGCATGCAGGTTAATCGTGTATGTGTCTTTGTCGACTGCCTCTTGCGGGATATGCACAGGCACCATGAAGGTGAAGATGTCACCAAGCCCAAGATAGAGAGCAGGCGCAGGGTCGGTGATGCTGAGAGGAGCTGCAAGCAAGTTGTCGACGCCTGACCAAGACAGATAAGAGATCGGGCGCTTGCGCAAGGTCTCGATATTGCGCAGCATGTCGACGCCAAAGCGAGCGCTTAAAGGGTAGTCGTTGCCGACTCGGTTGATACCGAAAGGCACATACTTGTCAGTCGTGCCGAGGTAGCGTGCGCCTGTGTCGACTGGTGAAGTTTTAGCGACCCAGTGACCAGCGATGCACCTTATCTCGTGATGATTTGGTGTGCCGGTCGTGTGCTTGATCTCAACTGTAAGCGTTGCATAGGTCGCAGTCGATGCGCTCGTAATCACGATAGACGACTCGATAACGTGTGGCCCTGCACCGGTCGAGAGTACCTCATCGGTATACGTCGCAGCTCCAAGCGTTAAAGTCGATCGGATACCACCGGGCCCAAGCGCGATAAAGTGAAGATGAAAATCATAATGATCATTCGAGATCACCGGCAGACGATACTCGAGCATCGTCGCGTATGCTGTGCCCTTTTGCGTGCATTGGCCCTCGGCCCAAGCCTGAGAAAGCACGTTGTGCGTGCCACCGACTGCCCAAAGATAGTTTGATGTCTCTGCCATCGAGGTTACAGCGCCCTCGCCTATTGGCTGACCTGCCACAGTGGTGAGCTCGCTTGCGAGCGTTGGTGGTGATGCAAAGCTATTACTCATAGGTGCTCGAGCCTCATTGATACCGGTACGCGCCTCTTAAGCGACCCAAAGGCGAGGTCATATGAGGCAGACACGAGCGAGCATCGCAAGCGCCCACAATCGCCATTATCCTCACTCGTATAAATCAGATCATAGGCAGGCTGAGTCGACGTCACGAGCGCAGTTCTTAGCGATCGTCGCGAGTCTCCCCACGTCTGATACATGTTGACCCTTTCACCATTCGCGCAGTAAGGCACAAAGGCATCGGTGAAATGCCGGTACAAGTCGCGCTGATCGAGCAGAGCATCAAGATCAAAGGCAAGCACCGAGGTTGTGTATGTGCCGATGAGGTTGCTCGTGTAGCCTCCACCGATCTTGCGCCTCGCTTGGGTGACTGACTCGACCTGATAGTGATGATCTTGAAAGGGTCGCGAGGGAAAGAGCGCACCCGGCATAGGATAGTCAGCAGTCAAGCGCTCGACATAATCAGGCAAGGTCGAGCCCATCGCGACCGGCACCTCATTACCTGAGAAGCCGAGGCGATCTCTGAAGCTCGTATCAAGCCAAGCAAACGAGGCAGACGCCATCGACCAGACCTCAACATGACCTTGATCATTTAAGATCACGCGCGCCTCCATTAAACCCTGATCGCGCATGAGCTCCTCGAGGCAGTTGGTCGGGCTCAGATCATCGAGATCAGCTGAGCCTCGCTCGCGCATACCTGCGATGATGTCTTGTGCAGGCCAAGGGCGATTTGCGAGCTCGCGAAAGGCGTCAAAGGTAGTGCCGAACGTATCCCCGAACTGATAGCGCTCGCCTCGGTAATTGCCTCGAGTCCACTCTGCCGAGCCTGTAACGCTGAAATTAAGACCATCTGCGACAGCAGTCTGTGAGCCGAGCCCTAGCACATCGTCATCAAGAGGCGCGACTGTAAAGACATCGTCGCTCGTGACCTTAACCCGGTCATCTGCCGTTAAGGTCACAGACCAAGACAGATTAAAAGTCGCGAGTGTGCTGAGCGCATCGGTAAAGGTGCCCATCGCGCGCGATGGTGTATTGTCACCGACGCCTCGACCGTTCAGAAAGTAAACACCATCTTCATACACACCCTCGCCTGCGCTAAAGGTCGGCATCGTGATGTTTACGCCATTATAAGAGACGACATCGACAGCAGACCAGGGTCGAGCGTCAAAGGCTGCGAGCAGAGCAAAGTCGGGCGCTGGTGTATTGTATGGCATAGCTACCTCGCGAAATTGAACCGAGGCATACCTCGGTTGTTGCCGTTATAGGTGCGCACAATATCACCGATCATCGCGCGCTTCGCTGCCTCTTTGGTGTCGTATATCACAGCGCCCCCAAAATTAAGATTGAACACCATTTCGCGAGACTCTGCCTCGTCTCGCTGTGGAGCTGTTGCGACTTGAGGCGCTCCGGTTGGCGATGCTGTTGCGCCACTAGACCCACCACTGCCACCGGCCCCGAGCAGGTTTGCGCCTAAAGCAGAGGCAGTCGCAGCAGATGCAAAGATACCGGCAGCTGTAAAGTGGCCGATCGCCCCCTTACCGTCACCGACTGCAACAGATGCAAAGCCCATCGCTGTCTCCATAATCGCGCGCGCACCAGCCTCGATTGCTAGGCTCTTAAGTATGAGACCGATCGACTTTTCAAAGCTCTCACCAAAGAACAAGCTCGCAGCAACAGATTGCGCAATACCTTTCCCATAAAAAGCAAAGAACTCTTGATACTGTTGCATCTGCTTTTCTGCGAGCGCCTGCTGTTTCTTTGCTTGCTGATCAAAAAGCTTATCCTCAAGCTGAAAGCGCTGCACCATCATCTCAATAGAGCGATCGTGCGCTTGCTGCTCTCGTGCAAGTCTCTGATCTTCAATCTGCTTTACTGCGAGATCATGCTGTCGCTCGACAAGCTCACGTTGTAGAGCGTCCTCTTGAGCCAAGGCCAGCCCGAGCTGATACCGCTCTTGTGCAAGCGCGATCTGCTGTGCATAGCCCTCTTCAGTCAGCTTGATGTCTAGCTGTCTGATCTGGCTCTCTTTAACGAGGCGCATTTGCTCCTCGCGTAGTGCCTGCTGTGCAAGCTTCTGCTGATCAATTGCCTTTGTCTCTGTCTTGCGCGCTTGTGTCTTATCGGCTGAGATCTTGGCAATCTCTTGTGAGAGCTTCTGATCTTTAAGCCCCTCTTCATTTAACGCCTTAAGCGCTGCCGTCTGCCCATCGACCAAAGTTTTCAGTTGAGTGCGGTTCAGCTTCTCGACCGCATCGAGCTGTGTCTGCTTGGTGCGCTCGACCTCGCGCAGTGCTGTGAGCTTGGCTGCCTCGTCTTGTGCCTGTACCTCTGCTCTGAGTGCATCAACCGACGCGCGCCTTGCTATGAGCTCTTTTGCCTTGGTTTTAAGGCTCTCCTCTGTTTGATCTTCGAGCGATTTGTATCTCTTCTCGACCGCATCGAGCGCAGCTTGCTGCTTTGTCATAGACCCGCTCAGGATCTCAAAGACTTTCGCAGATTGCTGTTGAGCCTTGATTACTCCCTGGTACGCCTCTTTGACGCGCTCACCTGCGCGAGCTCTCTCATTTGAACTAGCCGCCTCATCTGCGTAGATCTTGCGCGCGCGCTCACCTGCCTCGTTGAGGGCTTTCTGCGCGTCGACCTCAGCTAAAATCACCTTACCTGCGCGCTCGACTTGCTTCTCAAGTAGCTCCTTTTGAAGCTGCGCTTTAAGGTTGGCGCGACTGAAATCAAGCAGCTCTTTCTTGGCAGGTATCAGACCTTTCTCAGCAAGAGCCTCAAGCTTGCTCTGTAGGTCAGATGCAGCAGCTGCAAGCGCCTCTTGTCTATCCTCTGCCTCACGCGCTGCGCCTGATAGCTGTCTGTATGCCTCATAAGCTGCACCTACCGCAGTCGTTAAGAGCGCAAGAGGGCCAAGCAAGGCAGTGATGCCAGCGCCACCAGAGGCAACCGAGCCAATCGCCTCGCGCATACCTGTGAAAGCGGCTGCACTTTCCCCGACTGCATTTGATACAGCGTTAAGGCTCTCACCCATCTGCTGATTTGTCTTGCCGACTATATCCCCGACGCCTTTAAAAGTCTCGCCTATACCCTCGGCACCCTCTTTGACCTGATCAAGACTCTTGAGCGCGTCTTTCTGGCCTTTTAATTCGACCTCGATCTCAATAGTGTTCTGCGTCATGTTTGAGACTCCTGCAAGGCTTGCTCGCGCTGTCTTGCGATCATCTCCTCAGTAGAAGAGTGCAAGATGTCGAGCGCTTCGATTATTGCACATGTAGGGCGCGGGTAGCTAGTCGCGATTGAACCGAGCCCTTGCCGGTGCCGATGGTAGACACTAATCAGAGGCGCGAGCCGGTTGGCATCTGCAATCGGGCAGCTCCTGACTTTGAGCTCTGCAAAGTCGCTCCCGCAATTTGGCGCGACGCGATAACCAGGCACATAAAGCCCTGCCTCATCACGTTGAGCCAAGGGCAGACCCTGCACAAAGCGCTCGCCACAGTTACCACGCAAGCGCCTCAGAGCAGGCTTTGCTCTGCATTGATCACACGACCAGCCTCGCCCCTTGCTATTAGGTAGCCATACAGACGAGGCGAGCGCTATTTTCCCGAGACTCCGAGCAGGCTGATGCGCTGAATATGTTGCACAAGCTCTGAGATGACTTGCAGTCGATGCGACTCTGGCTTGATGCGATCGATCATATCACCGGCAGGCTGATCATCGATCTCGACAAGCGCGACGCGCACCATCTCAACAAAGACGCGCGACAAGTACGCTTGATAAGACGCAAGCGCCTCGCGCTCATCTTCTGCGAGCTCGTGATGCCAGCGCGCTTTCTCTCGCTCGTCGCTCGGTGCGTCTAGCCAAAGGATGCGCCCGAGCTCACTGCGCGTGTATGCACCGGCTCTCACCTCTGCCTGCTCTCGATCACTTGGGGAGAGCGCTTTGATCTTGAATCGTGTTGCACCCTCGTGCGCCTCGAGCGCGCTGAGCTCACCTGCCTCGAGGTAAGCTTGCATCTGCTCAGGCGAGCAGGTCACAGCAGGGTCGCAGGTCACGACGACCTCGATCGTTAAATCAGAGTCAGGCAGAAATGAGAGAGCCATATTTAGGAGCCTTTGCCGAGTGCGAGTCTAAATGGTGAGTTGTATACATCAAAAGTATCTGCAACGTCACCACCAAAGCGACTCATCTTGTAGGTTAAAGGCTGGCGCACGATGTCGTTACCGCTTGGGTCGTACTTGCTCGGGTCGTTGGTGAGGTAGGCAGCCGGCAACATAAACGCACCACCTTGCCCGGCTGCGATCGGCCCAAAACCGACAAGCACTTGCCTGAGCTGACGATTAAAGAAATCGTTGTTGATGGTCGTGTTCGGTGTTGTGACTGTGAGGCTTAGCTCGACATCGACGTCTGACACCTCCATATCACGCATCGCTAAGATGCTGTTACTGTGACCGATCGGTGTGAGCGTGTTGGTGATCGTCAAAGTAAAATCTTCGACATCAAGCGAGATGCGCCCGAGTGTGTCACCTGTAGAGCCAACATCTGTGAGGCTCGTTGGAGCTGCGTCGCTGATGACAACATAAGAGCCTCGGAAGAAACAAGGCGCGCCTGAGTTGTACGAGGGCTCGACCGGGCCGACTGCGTTGCCGTGATCGTCTTGAATGATCGCAGCTTGATACACCAGATCAGCCATCACTCGACCATTATCGAGAGAGAGAGTCATGCTCTCTAATCGGCATCCGTAGGCGTATGACCTGAAGTCGACGCCATCGACGCGAAACGAGAGACTGTGCTGGGTCGTGCCGAGGTTGTCACGAGTCGGGCAGTACCAGGTCTGCAAAAGTCGCATCGTCGGTGTGCCTGTGAAGCTCGAGCTAAATGCAGGACTCACAGAGATGTCGCCTGATACGTTGTTATCAGTGACCGAGCTATACTCAGCGCGACCGCCCAGATCGGCACCGATGATCGAGCCGGTGACGTAGTTGGTTGAGGTAGTCGTCGGTGTGAAGTTGTTGACGTCAACAACGCTCGTCACTGCATCGCTGTGAGTCAAGCCTGCCTGAGTAAGGAAGCCTGCACCGAGGAGCTCGCCCAAATAGTTCGAGCTGTAGTTGTTGACCGAGCTGCCGACTGTGGTGAGGTCAAGACGAATCTCAACTGTGCCGGTGCGACGACGAACACGAGAGCCACCAGACCAAACAGTATCTGGCTCAGGTGGCAAGCTGTATGTGCCGTCGCGCGCGTCGTTGCGCTCAGAGACAACGACATCACCGTAAACGATAATCGGGTCTCGCTCACAGGGAATCGAGGTATAAGTAAGCCCTGAATAGCTGGGCAGGCCATCGACGAGAGAGCCGAAACTGCCCTCTGTCGCGACGCTGATTGATCGATGCGTAACGCTCATGATAACGCCTCCAAATAAAGCAAGTCGAAAGGAAGAGAGAGCACGAGCGACGTGATCTCTGTTGTAGGGTCTAAGATAGGCTCATATACAGGCTCGCCCGGTATTACGCTTACGATACCAGTCGAGGCGAGGTCGTATTGTGGCCCCTTCAAGGTCAAGAGCAGGCTCGCGCCATCCTCAGCGATCAAGCGCTCGAGATAGTGAAGCTCGCCTATGTCATAGCGCACACGACAAACGACACGAGCACGCCTGCGACCTGACAGACCTGCCTCACCATCATCGATCGCAAACGCCTCGAGCCTCAGCTCAAAGTATCGGTTCGTGTTCTGGTGCGCCTCAAGAGGAGCGACGCGACCTGATGAGTTAATCGCGACAAAGCCGTGATGTGTGTCTGTCTTTGGTAACGTCGCTTCGATCTGATCTTCGAGATAAGCGAGCGCGCTGTATATGCCTTGGCTCATCGTCTACCTCTCTTGATCTTCGCTGTGAGCTCTGCCTGCACCGCAGACACTAACACATTTACATCACGAGGAGATAGGCCGATAAAGGGCCGATCAGCGTGCACATCATACCCATAAGAGCGCACCCGATTAGTGAGCCCGATGATAAAGCGAGCGTCGGTCGCCTCCATTAGTACGAGATTATTCATCATCGCACCAGACAAGACGAGATCAACAAGCGCGCTCGAGCCTGCGCCATAGCGTCGACTCTTGACCTTGTACTCTCGATAACCCCCCTGATAATAGACGCTCTGCCCGGTGCGCGAGACTCGCCCACCTTTAGGGCTCAAGACTGCGCTCGATCGAGGTATATAGATTGGGTTTGTCGAGTATGGCTTGAAAGGCTTGCCATCTGCGTCGATACCCTTGCTCGTGCGTAACTTAATCGCTGCGACTGTATTTAGACCGAGACGAGCTGAGTCGCGCGCAGTCCACAGAGACGAGGGCAGATTTAGCCTGACTTTAGCGTGCATCTCAGTGCCTCATGCCTCGAGTCGGTGTAAAGGTCTTATCGTACTCTGTCTTGCTGTAAGATCGCCAGCTTGCGCGCATATCGCGCCAGGTGCCACCCTGCTTAGCGATGTCGAGCTCATTATCATCGACGATATTATCACCATCACGATCGAGGGCGAGTGAGCGCAGGCTGATCTCGAGAAGCTGTTGACAGCGCTCGCGCATAGCGTTCGCTGCGTCTAGCTGATTCATCGACTCATACACGCGAGCTGCTGTGCAGTATGCGTGTGCGTTTGCAAAGCTCGTCGCGTTAAAGATCTCATCTTCTGTTACGTCGACCTCATCTTTGAGGTGATCACGAATCACGAGGATGATCTCTTGTAGAGCTGCATCGATCTGAGCATCAAACGAGCTCTGGCGTCTTGGAATCATATCAGCCAACTGAGGGAACTGCCCAACCAAGTCATCGTGAGACAGACCTGTGTCAAAGGGTCGAGGCGTGATCTTAAGCAGACCCTTTGCAAGCTTGGTGTCGAGCTGTTGACCGAGGTCAAGCACATAGCTCACCTGCCAAGGGTAATACCCGGTCGTGTCTGTGATGGTGGTTGATACAGTCGCGTAATACATACCGAACACGAGCAGAGCACTCTCGCTCAGGTCGATCTCTCGCGATAAGGGCTCAGCCAAGATCGCAGTCGTGCCAACCATGCGCACCACCGATACCGAGTAGATGCAATCGCCCTCGGTCACGAGGTAGGCTTTGACTTGATCAGCTTGTAACGCAGTCGCTTGCGCGTTCACTGTGAGCGTGCGTCGATCGTTAGCGATAGCAGATACAGTCGCATCGGCTCGGCTTGCTGTCATAGTGACAGGCGACGCACTGCCGACTGTGAGCGATGGCGCTGAGTCGAGAGGCCCAGGTGCGACCCATTCAAAGGTGAGCGTCTGCCCTGTTATGCTCTTGATCATTGTCTGCCTCCTGCGTTGGCTTTCGTTATATCTGCGTTAGTCGCTCGTGTGAGGCCGGCAGCCTCGACAAAGCTCTCAGTTACAGGCGACCAACTATGCCGGCAATTATAGCCACCGCACGACGTCTTGACCGGTAAGCCTTGCCCATTATCAAGACGATTCATCTGCGCCTCACTTACGACCTTATTGATTAAGGGTCGACAGAAAGCGCGCGTAACGCCATCGCGAGGGCCGGTGTAAAGATACAGATCAAGATCAAAGGCTTGAGCTGCTGAGGCTGTAACAGCACGACCGAACTGTGAGAGCTCAGTATTGACTTGTGTCATTTGTGTACCCACAACCGACTCGAGCCGTTGATCCATTGCCTTGATTGCGCTCGCCTTTGGTACGCCAACAGTCATACCCTCAAGCGCTGTGCGCGTCGCCTGTAAGGTGCTCGGCAAGATGACATCTTGAAACACCTGATCAGCAGTCGCGAGCTTAAGCGCGTCGATGCTCGGCAACTCTGCCGGGTCGACTGCGCCTATAATAGTTTGTAGTGTATCAAGCGCAGCGACCGCGATTGCGTCTGATGCGCCTATAAAATCATCGACTGCCAAGCCCAGACCGCTTGCAAGTATGAACTCGCTCAGCTCGTCTCGACTCAGCATAAGCAACTGCTCGGCTGAAGTCAGCTCAAGTGCGCTCGATAAATTAGCACTTAACTCTCGATGCGATCGCTTAAGTGATCGTCTAAAGTCTTTGTCTGCTTTGACCGCAATCTTTAAGGCTGCGATCTTAGCAATAAGTATTTGCCTCTGTGGCCCCTTGGTATCACGAAGCTGCGCTGAGAGATCATCGATCGCTATTTGATCGGCATCCTTCTCAGCGAGCGTCGTGATATGAGGGCGACCACATGAGCAGAGCACTGATCACCTTATGCGAGGCAGTCAGTCAGGACAAACCCGAGGTTGCTGTCGATCACCTTGAAGAGGTGAGACTCGTCTGCCCAGACGTTGCGACGAGTGAGGTCGAGCGCGTCATACTGGCCAGCTTTCATGCCCTCAAACTCCATGTTAGCAGCTGCGATCGGCATCATGCGAACACCTGAGCGAGACTGCACAGCGTCGGAGCCATGGAGGATACCCATGAAGAGGGAGTCGCGAGTCCACACATAACCCTCGCTTGAAGTCGCACCAGGCACTGCGCTGTCAACACGAGCGCCACCGACGAGGATATTAGGAATCCCGAGGATGTCGCGAAGAGTGTTGATCACTGCCTCATCGCTCAAGATGAGGTTGCCAGAGGCGACGCCATTTGGAGTCGAGCCAGCTTGGAAGTACCCACGGAGCTCAGGCGAGCGAGCGAGCGCCCTGAAGAGATCGCGACCCATCACGAGAGAGTCTGGGTTGATGCCGTGCGCGTTTGCAAACACAGTGTCCTTGAGCTGGTGCAGGTAGCTGAGAGGCTCAGCACCGGCAGCGTCGAACGTACCACCAAACTCAGAGGTGGAGTCGTTGCTGTTGAAGTTAGCAGTACCGAAGAGAGTATTAGCTGCGCGCTGCTCTTTTGCGAGCTTCATAACGCGAGCGACTTTCTTGACGATGCGAGCCTCCTCGCTCCCAGGGTATTGAGAGTCGATGATGTCTTCCATCGCGATCGAGTCCTCAGCAGAGTAAATCTCACAGCGATAAGTCGTGCTCGTGCGATCAAAGCCACCGATGCGAGCGCGTGAGGCACCGGGTGCGCGCTCGAGATCGAGCCCTGCGCCTGCGCCCATAAAGTTGCGCGAGGTCTCAAGCAGGAGCGTGCCGGAGCGCTCAGGCACCTTGATATTTTCGCAGACCTTATCAGCGATGAGGCTTGCGTCGCTAGGGACTGCCTCAGCGACTAGGTTGCTTAGGATCTCGTCGACTGGGTGGATATTACGATATGAACTAGCCATTTTGGATCACCTCCTACTTAAGCGAGTGGTGCGAGGCCACGGTTGAACAGGATAAAGAACTGCTCATTCAGGCTTGCGCTTGTCTGGTTGATGTTGGGGAGGCTGAAGCCGACAGGGTAGTGAGAGCTTGCAGCTGCCTGCACCTTGCCACCGGTGGTCACTGCGAGGACAGTTGCCGAGGTGAGGGTGAGAGAGCCACCAGCGATCACGCGAGACTCGCCTGAAATAACGACGTCAACGACGTCACCTGCATCGCCTGCGCGCTGAGCGACTCCGATGATGGTGTTAGCAGTTGGGTCGGTTGCGACTGCGATCTTGCCGTCTGAGTCAATGGCGACGAGCGCGAACTCAGTCACAGCAGATGCACAAACAAAGGTCTTGATGATCTGATTCATGATCACGCTCCTTAGTTAAAGACGCTGTTATATGCGTCTGGGTTATTGGTACGGAATAGATTTAGAGCCTCGCTGAAGTTAAGCCCCTTCTCTTCTGCGAGAAGCTTGACCTGCTCAGCGAGCGTGGCCTTGTTGAGCTCAGCACCTGATGCGCCATGCCCAATCTCATTCAAAGGCACTGCTGATGAGGCAGGGCGCTCGCTGAACATCTGCCAGAACTCAGGCATATTCTCGCGAACGTCCCAAGCGCGAGCGGCTGCTGTCTCCTCGCTTGGGCTGACCTTGCCCTCGCGTAAGAGAGACGCGACTGCCTCACGACGCTCAACGTCGCGCTTCTCAGCCTCGATCACCTCGAGGCGCTCAGAGAGCTTCTGATTTTGCGCGCGAAGTTGCATGACCTCTGCGAGCATATTGGGCTCAGCTGTCTCGCTGAGATGTGCCGCCTCGGTCATTTTCTTCTCTTTATCGTCGTAGCTGTCGCCCATCTTCTCGGGCTCTGCCTCTTTCTTGATCTCGTCCTCGGCTGGCTTCTCAGCATCAACCTCGACCTCGATCTTTGCCTCATTCTCAGAGGTCATGTCTTTTACCTTCTGCTCGAGCTCTTGCACCATCGCGTCTTTCGCAGCGAGGGCAGCACGAAGCTCGTCAATGTTCATAGACTCTAAATCCATGTTCATTTGCTCCTGTTCACTTAGTGTTACCCGATCAATGCGATCATGCGATTGAGCAGGTCTTGGGGTTAAGGTGACAGCAAGCAACTGAGCATCGCCTACCTTGTCGCCACCATTACGAGTATAAATCTCACCATGCAGATACTCGGGCGAGCTCCACAGCACACCGCCTGCCTCTTGCACGACTTTAAGGCCGCGCTCGTTATAGGCTGGTACTGCGTAAAGCCCATCTTCGCGCAGGTCGAGATCGATGATCATGCCAAGCGCGTTGCCCGACTCAGGGGGCGCAGGTGTACCACCGGCAAAGGGTGAGGTCGCATGTTGCCAGTCGATAATCACTGGGTCTGCGTCGCGTCGATCATAATAGACGCGCACCATCTCCTCGAGGAGCTCCTGCGAGACAGGCGCACCGATCGCCTCACCATTCATGCGCGAGCTGACTTGACCGAGCGCGAGCGTCTTAAACGGCTTGCCGACTGTGAGACCCTCGGGCACATCATAGGTCTGCTCTGCTCTGACTTGAATCGCCTCGCCATAAGCGCGAAGCGTTGCTTTCTTGTCTGCTGTATCCATTTGACTCACTACCTTTCGAGCCCAAGAAAACCCAGCATCACCCCCCCAACCATCCCAAGCTTGCCGGCCTTTGCCGTAGCTCTCCCAGGTCGAGCCCTGCTTGTCGACCTCGTGACGCTGAAAGTAAGAGAGCATCCTGCGCACAGTCTCAGGTGATAGCGTCTTACCTGCGATCAAGTCACGAGCTCGCGCGATACCGACCGGTGTCATGCCTCTCTCGCTTGGTGGCTTGTCAGAACGACGACGCAGAGCGCGCTCGGCTGCCTTGCTTGCACCCTGTGGAGGCTTGAAATCGATGTGATCGTATTTCTTAGGCGCGAGTAGAGCTGCCTCTGACTTTGCCTCGGTCTTTTGAGGATGACCAGTAGGCAATAAGTCGAGGTCGCCTGTGTATGCCTCTTTGCGCTCACCTGTGCCGACGAGCTTTAAGAAAGCTTTGACGCGACCATATGCCCACTGATTGCGAGTCATGCCCGGACGATGTGAGACGCTGAAAGCGCCTGCTCCTCGCCTGAATACAGCTTTAAGCGAGCCGAGGTCGACTTTCTTGCTCTTTGCTTTGTATCGGTCGTTATGCTTGTCGACCATACCTTGCAGAGCGCGCGCTACGCTCTCAGAGATCTCAATACCACCTCGCTTGCCTGATGCTGAGCCTTGCGGATTGGTCTTGCTCCCTTTGATCTGATCACGCTTAGGCGCTGGCGTTTGGGCTTTAGTCCTAGCCATTTTTGCGCCTCCTGATCGCTGCCTCTGCGAGTGAAGCGACATTACCTGCGCTTGCTGTTCTCTCGAGCGCAGATCGTTGTGCCTCCTCGGGCAGGTCGCCAGCTCCTAGTCGCTCCCTGATGGCGCGCTCTAGCTCGTCGTCTGGTGTAAGCAGACCAGACGTTACGAGCTGAGGTAGCATCGCAAGAGAATCGGCTAGATCGTCGGTGTCTAGCCCGGTGTGCACGAGGCGAGGTAACTTGCTTGGGTCGACTGTGCCGTAATTCCATCGAATCAACCTGCCGATCGTGCCTGCGCCTCGTCGGTCGACCCCAGAGACAGCAGACGCGACAATATCACAGAGGTTAATCGCAGCTCGTCGGAACACTGACAAGTGCACCTCGCCAACAGAGCGAGAGCCGGTGTCAGTTATGCCGAGGTTGGCAAACTGCGCGAGGAAGGCTTGCGAGATTTGGTTGTCACACTCTTTGATGATGTCGAGTGGGCCTTGCGCGTAAAGGTTTGGCGCGCTTGCATACTGATCAAAGCTTACGACCGGGTTGTCGATGAGGTATGCTTGCTCAGCTGAGAGGAAAGCTTGCGCCTGCGCCTCTGCCTCATCGATCATCGCGTTAATGTCTGCATCGGTTAAGCCGTGCATCTCAGCGACTGAACGATCAACCTTAACGCGAGGCGTCGGCACTGCCCAACGATCGACACCGACGCACATCAGATTGCTGACCTTTTGCTTTGTGCGCCACCACCACCAAACAGGGCGCAACATACCAGAGCCCTCGAAATTGCTACCGGTGCGATTCAACGTGAGCAAGATGAGCTTGTTTGATGGGATCGGTTCAGGCGTCTTTCCTACACCGACAACCTGCTGTTGAACACCGTCAAGCTGTTGATTATCACGACTCAACCAGCGCAGATGCGCGCTCGGCTCTCGATCAGCATACAGGTCGAGCCAGACTCGAGTTTTGCCGTTGAAGTCAGGGCCGACTCGATAGACCTCTTCAGCGTAGCGATACCCAAGCGGCACAAACTCGAGCAGGTATGAGAGTTGCTCTTCCCAAGATTGAGACATCTGCCCTGCATACCCATCGAAGCCAAAGCACTCGTTACCAAAGCGCGCGAGCTCGTTGCACACTGGGTCGAGATCGTTTGCTGACTCAAAGCGCCAGGTCGCGCTGAGCAGGGTCTGGCGTAGCATATGCCAAGATCGACGCACGACCGGATCAGTGCGCAGCATGTCCTCAGCCTCACGCACCCAGTTGAGCCCGGTGAGCTGCGCGTTGCGCTCATAGCCTGAGATCATACCACCGGACAGCATGGTGCCGGTGATGCCTCGTGTACTAAAACGAGGGTGGAGCCCCCTCATGTGTCGAGGCGTCTCCTCTGTATCGGCTTTGTAGTCTAGCTTGCGCATGAGCCCTCGAGGGTATCAATAGATGATCGTTGGGCTTATACATGCGTCGGTTTTAGTGTTGGCTTAATCGGGCGCTTTGTCAAGCCCTGTATGAGGCCACCTGCCTCGAGCCTTTAGCGCCTCAAAGTCAGTCGGGCGCTCATCGGTACAGATCGATCTTGCGAATCGCCATCGATGAGGCTTGCCGAGCTCCTGCCACGATCGACAGCGCTCGCACCATGCAAAGTCAATCGTCGTATTTTGCGAGCTCATGTGTGAGATACCAGAGCGCTTTCTGCAAGTCTTCTCGCGCGTTCCCCTTATGACCTGAGCGAGCGACGTACTTGACGACGTTACCGAGCGCGAAGCTCAAACCCCAAGCTTCAATCGCATCGATCACTTCGACGCCTGACTCAGCATGATAGTGCTGAGGATGATCTACGGCAGAGCTTGGCTCGTCTGCTGTGAGGTCGATACGTTGCAGATCCTCTTCTGATAGATAGGGATAACTACTCACGATCGATCTGCTTTCTAAGAGCCTCAATCTGGCCCTCGAGTTTGAGGAGCTCATCATGATAGTCATCCAATCTCCCAATGATGTCCTCCTGCTCTTGGCGCTCAAGGTCAAAGCGCTTGTTTACAAACGTCCACATCATATACATGAGTCCGACAGTAACGACCGCGACAAGGTTATTCGGATCTAAGACTTTCTCCAAAATCGAAGGTGGGATGTTCGATGGTGTCGTCATGTGACTCTCCTTTAATATCGTAGTTTCGCCAAATTACCTCTGTAGTTTTATATTGCTGACCTACATTTGTATATAAATCAGTAAATGGCAGCCAACTTTGAGAATTGCTATTTTCACAGACTTGCACTTGACCTGTCCTGCTTTTGCACCAGTCTGCCAGATGATTGTAATCTATCTTATTATGTTTATATGCGCGTCCTGCATTACACTGATATGGCGGGTCAATAAACCAACTAGCATCCATGTTATCAACGTCTATATAGCTTCTTTGGTGAATCTTCCAATGCTTTACAAGCTCAGATGTCTGCGCAACAAGCTCTCGTCTCCTAAGACTCCACACATTTGCATTTGTAGTATTTAGTTTTCTCTCCTGCCACGGCGTTAGTTTTTTATGGCTGCTGGTAACACTCACACCCAACCAATACCCAATCAAAAGTTTAGCCTCTTGATGTATGCTCAGATCATCAACTGACTCTCCTGGTTTCAGCAATGGGAGCGATCTTATCTCTGATGGATTTGCGTTGATAACGTAATCCCATACTGAACAGACTTCGCTGTATAAATCGTACAAAACAACATCATGCCAGTGATATCTTAAAGAGTAGCACGCGCCACCTGCAAACGGTTCTATGATTGTTTTCTTTGTCGGTCTGCAATACTTGAATGCTGCTCTGCGTTTGCTTCCATAGTAGTTCAAAACTTGATGTGCTTTTTTTTGATATGATAGCATTAAAAGCTCCTCGAGTCTGTGGTGATGCCTGATCGTCGGTTGCGGTTGGGCTTGCGTCGCGAGGTGTATGAGCTCCGGCTTACCTCGTCTGACCAATAATTGAAAATACAGTCATACCTCAACGCGTCGAGAGGATCCTCTCGACCGTCTTTGCGCGGCTGCTCTTTGTTGTCCCAAGCATAAGACATGAGCGCCTTTCGCAGACTGTTACCTGTAGCACGCTCGCCCTTTGTCCATACCTCGCGCGTGATCAAGTAACGACTGCGAGCAAAGGCGCGCTTGAGCTTCTGCACACCGTTAAGCACATCTGTGCGCACTGGGTCGGTTGTGTGTCTCAAAGGCATACCGATGCCTCCTGCCTCGACTGCTTTGGCGATCTCACGAAACGCGCTGCGCCCTGTCTGGTCGTTGCGTGCATTGCCTGCCTTGTCTGCGCATCCTGCATCGAGCCAGATACGAGGGCCGGGCGCTTGATCTTTGAGCGCACGAGGCCAAGCGATACGCAGGATCATCTCAGCAAGCTGCCTGATCGTGACCTCTTGCGGGTTGATCTCGTGCACTACCACCGACGCTTCGCGCGCCTCGTCATAAACCAAGATCAACACGCTCGGCTTTCTGAATCCCCAGTCGATCGCTATGCGCCCTGTCATCTCAGGCGAGTATTTAAAGTCGTCGATCACATGTGACTCGATGTCAAACTCTTGATACACGAGCCCGCTTGGTGGCTTTGGTCGATTCATGACCATCGCCTCGCGCTCATCTTCGGGCAGGAGCTCGGTTGCTTCAAACCAAGCTTCACTCAAGTTTGCCTCGTTTACATACGAGGTAAAGAGCAGAGGAGGGTTGCCGGCATCCTCTGCCATCTGGCACCACCAAGCATCTGCAACCGGTAGACCGACAAGAATCAGCGTCGGGCTCGGCCCTGATCGCAGGCGACCGAGCGCCTTATGCGCGACCTCAGCGCTTAGCGTTTGGCACTCATCGATGAGCGCGACACCAGAGGTCACATTGATACCCTCGAGCGGGTTGTGCGAGGCATCGCGCGTGCCCGGTCGAAAGTAACTGCGACAGAGTACTGCGCTACCGGTGTATGTGTCGACCCACTGCCTGAGAGTGTGGTTATATGTCCACCCTCGAGGCATGAGCCATTTTTCAATCTCAGGCATAAGCACCGAGTTGTATCTGCTGTTCGTGTCGGTGATGAGCAGGCTTGTCGTGCCCGGCCTTGTCTTAGCGATAAACCACAGCGCGAACACGAGGGAGCTCGTCTTGCCTGATCCCCAACCACAGCGCGCAGCGATCACGCGATCAGAGCGCCTTATGCCTCCGATCACCTCAAGCTGTAGATCATTTAAGATCAGATCACTCATGATCAGCCTGTAGCAGGTATGCGATCAAAGC